CGCCAAGGGTGGCGGCATCGAGTCCAAGGGCAAGACCAAGGGCACGAAGATCAAGATGGCAATGGGCGGCAAAGCCTGCTGAGGAGCAATCATGGACTACGCAGCCGAATCTAAGCGCGAAGTTAAGTCACTGAGAAGCCGCCACCCCGAAAAACCTCCTGCTGGCATCCGCGCAGAACTGGACGCCATGAAGCAAGAGAAGGCCAACGAAGCGGGCATGAAGGCTCACGAAGGCCGGAAACTTGCCAAGGGCGGCTCTGTAAAGGGCGGTGGTTGCGAACAGCGTGGCCTTCGCAAGTGCAAGGTGATCTGACATGAGCCGCAAGTGCGCCCCGCTTGAGCAACGCTTTTGGACAAAAGTTGCGGTGAAAACCGACGATGTTTGCTGGGAGTGGACAGGTGCACTTACGCGCTCAGGTTATGGCTGGGTGCACACATCTGCCGGTGCAAGAGCGGCGCAAAGAGTTGCAGCTTTGCTTGCTGGTTTGTTAGGTAGCTTAGATAACCCCCTGCATGTTTTGCACAAATGTGATAACCCGAAATGCTGCAATCCTAAGCATTTGTTTTTAGGAACAAATCTAGATAATGTTGCGGATAGGGTTTCCAAAGGGAGAAGTGGTAGTAGACCGCTTTATGGGCAAGCAAATGGGGCGTCAAAACTAACAGACATGCAAGTGCGGCAAATACGTGGAATGTACAAGTTTGCAAAGTTTAGCCAATCGCAGCTTGCCAAAATTTTTGCCGTCAATCAGCCGCACATCAGTAGAATTGTTAGTGGCGCTCGCTGCGGAGGTGTACTTTGATCGCAAGTCGTGGCATGGGAGCCATCCGCAAGGGTGTGGTGAAGAAGCGCCGTGACAACACCGACTTTTTGGAAGGTGGCAAGCGCCATGCCCGCAGGGACAACACAGACTTTACTGAGTACGCCGAAGGTGGGGAAGTTGGCCTCTACGCCAACATCAATGCAAAGCGTAAACGCATTGCCGCTGGATCAGGTGAGAAGATGCGTAAGCCGGGTTCTCCCGGCGCTCCTACTGCCAAAGCCTTCAAGCGTTCTGCGCTGACAGCAAAGTAAGCCATGACCACATCCGGCACCACTACGTTTAATCTCGACCTCAACGAGGCTGTTGAAGAAGCCTTTGAGCGTTGTGGTGCTGAGTTGCGCACGGGCTACGATCTCCGTACTGCAAGACGTAGCCTAAATCTTCTCTTTGCAGATTGGGCGAACCGTGGCATCAATATGTGGACCATTGAGCAGGGCCAACAAGTCCTGACTCCTGGCACCAATACCTACACGCTGCCCGCCGACACGGTGGATTTGATTGAGCATGTGATCCGCACGGGTGCGGGCTCTGCATCTACGCAGACGGACTTGACCATCACGCGCATCAGTGTTTCTACCTACTCGTCTATCCCGAACAAACTGCAGCAGGCAAGGCCAATCCAAATTTGGATCAACCGCCAAGGCCCTGCTCCGCAGTTCACGGTGTGGCCTACGCCTGACAATTCGCAGACGTATACGCTTGTCTACTGGCGGCTTCGCAGGATTCAGGACGCTGGTGCGGGCGGGACGTACACACAAGATGTACCGTTTAGGTTCATCCCTGCTTTGGTATCGGGACTTGCCTACTACCTGTCCATGAAGATCCCCGGCGCGATGGAGCGCATGCAGGTGCTGAAAGAGCAATACGATATGGCGTGGGATCTGGCTAGTTCCGAGGACAGAGATAAGAGTGCTGTCCGGTTCGTCCCGCGTCAACAATTCATATCATGAGCAACCGCTTCGCAAATGGTGCTAAGGCCTTCGGGTTTTGCGATTATTGCAATTTTAGGTTTCCACTAAAGAGGCTTAAAAACGAAGTCGTAAAGACCAAACAAACGCAGATCAAAGCGTGTCCTCAATGCTGGTCGATGGATCATCCGCAGTTGCAGCTTGGCATGTACCCGGTCAGCGACCCAATCGCCATACGAGATCCGCGTCCAGACACGAACACTTGGTACTCGTCTGGTGTGACTGCTACGGGCTCGTTCGGCGGGGGTAGCCGGGTGATTGAGTGGGGCTGGAACCCGGTTGGTGGGTCCAGAAGTTTTGATGCCGCCTTGACGCCAAATGCCTTGGCACCAAGTGGTTTAGTAGGTACAGTCACCGTTATAACGGCATAGGAGCCATGATGGAAAAAGCAATGCGTAAGGTTGCCAAGCAAGAAGTTGGCAAGCACGTGAAGGCCATGCACAGCAAGGGCTTCAAAAAGGGTGGTCCCACCTCTGAGGACCGCATGCGCCTGGGCAAGAATATGTCCCGCGCCATGAACCAGAAGACGGGGTGAGCCATGGGCAAGATCACAAAGCTGCCGCCTGCCAAGCAGGCATACCCCCAGGAAGCCGAGAACCCTCGGGACCTCTGCATGGTGGTGAACAACATCTCCAAGCATCCTGCTCCATCCGCCAAAACTTCCGGCATCAAGCAGCGTGGGTCTGGTGCTGCTACGCGGGGCTTCATGTCTCGCGGGCCGATGGCGTGAGGTGAGCCTTGGACTACGCTGCGCTCAAGGTTGCCTGCGAGGATTACGTCGAGAACACGTTCTCGGCGACTGACTTTGCTCCGCGTTTCCTAACCCGTCCACGACGGGTACTCCAAAGTACTACGCGCTGTTTGGCCCTGACTCGTCAAATTTGACGGAGTTGACGTTCATCCTTGGGCCGACGCCCAGTGCAAATCTGTTGACAGAACTGCACTACTTCTACTACCCGGTCAGTATTGTCACTGCCGGTACGTCTTGGTTGGGCGACAACTTTGACTCCGTGCTGGTCAATGCGGTGCTGGTTGAGGCTGCTCGGTTCATGAAGCAGGAGCCTGACATCGTGGCCGATACGGACAAGCAGTACGTGCAGTCCCTGACGCTGCTGAAGAACCTGGGTGATGGCAAGAACCGTCAAGATGCCTACCGCAGTGGGCAGGTAAGGACACAGGTGATCTGATATGGCTATCGTTCAAACGATGACCACCAGCTTCAAAGCGGAGCTATTCACGGGCACCCAGGTTTTTGGTACGGACACGTTCAAACTTGCCTTGTACACTTCTGCTGCGGATCTAGGCGCTGCGACCACGGTCTATTCCTCAACCAACGAAGTGGCTGCAAGCGGGTCATACGTTGCTGGTGGCGGGACGCTGACAGGCGTAACAGTGGCAAGTTCTGGCACTACCGCTTGGGTGACGTTTGACAATATCTCATTTACCTCTGCGACCATCACGGCCCGAGGAGCGTTGATATACAACTCCAGCAAGGGAAATAAATCTGTCGCGGTGCTGGACTTTGGGCAGGATAAGTCCTCCTCTAGTAGTACGTTTACCGTCCAGTTCCCTGTTGCAAATGCAACCAACGCAATCATTCGTATCGCGTAAGGAAATACCATGTCCATGACCAACGCCGCCGAAGCGGCACTTCTCGACCTTCTGTTCCTGAACGTCGATTGGGCGAACATCGGGGACGCCGCTGGCCTGCAGAACTCGGCTACGGCAGGCTCGTTCTTTATTAGCTTGCACAGCGCAGACCCTGGAGAGGCGGGCAACCAGAGCACCAACGAGATCAGCTACACCGGCTACGCCCGCGTGGCTGTGAACCGCACCGCAGGCGGCTGGACGCGAACGGTGTCTACCATTGCCAACACCGCGCTGGTGCAGTTCGGTCAATGTACGGCGGGCACCGCCACGGCGGGCACCGCCACGGCCACGCACTTCGGCATCGGCACGGACAGCACAGGCGCGGGCAACCTGCTGCTGAAAGGTGCGCTGAACGCCAGCCTGTCCATCAGCAACGGCATCCAGCCGCAGTTCGCTGCCGGTGCCATGACCGCCACCGTGGACTGATGTGACTCTGCGGTACTTTTGCGCCCACTGTCTGCGAGGCCTTGAGCTTGTGGACAACGAGGTGCAACAGTGCCCGGAGCACCCAGATGGCGCGGTGGATTGGCATGTTGAGGTGACACCCGATGTCGCTGAATAGCGTTCGCGTGCTGGGCGATGCTGCGGATGGCAGCAACACTTGGCAGTCATTCTTCTACAAGACCACAGGCCCCAACGTCGGCGGGCGCTGGGTGGACACCTCGGTGGGTTCGGGCATCCCGGTCTATCAGGCTTACGTCGGCTCACAGTTCCAGGCCACACCTGTCTACGGCGAGGGCAACCGGGGCATCTACGCCGGGCCGACGCCGCCAGTCGGGCTGACCAAGTACCTGCACGCCATGTCCATCGGCACAGCGGGCGTGGGGGTGCCGTCGCACTTCATGCTGTGCGACTACCTCATGTTCTACCCGCTGGTTGACGGCGACGATGCCGACCCGCAGGCGATGGACAACGCGCTCACGCTGCCCAGATACATGGATGGCCATGGCGTGAGGCTGATGTGCGTGATTGCAACGCCGACTGCAAACTCGGTGCAGTGCACGGTCAACTACACCAACAGCAATGGTGTGGCGGGTCGCATAGTGACCTTCGGGGTCACTGCATCGGGCAACATTGGCCTGATCGGCAACACAGGCAGCGACAGCATCGTAAGCACGGCGGTGAGCCCGTTCGCGCCCCTGGCTAATGGCGACAAGGGCATCCGGTCGATTGAAAGCGTCACCTTCTTGGGTGGTGCGGGTGGGTTTGTGAACTTCGTGCTGGTCAAGCCGCTGGCGCAGATTCAGATCTTCGAGGCCAACACACAAGCCGAAAAGACGTTCTTCAATCAGAACGCCAACGTGCCTGAGATCAAAGAAGGCGCGTATCTGAACATGATCGCGCTGTTGAACACAACCAACTACACCCCCCTGCGCGGGTGGGTGCAATTTGTCTGGGGATAAAGCATGCCTTTCTCATCGATGGATGATCTGATCAACGAGATGACCAGCGGCAAGTTCAGTCGTGCCGACTGGAACAAGCTGACAGGCGCTGCCGCCTACGCGGCGGGCCGGTGGTATGACATGAGCAACCTGAACGGCACTCCCGTGGCAAACGCTTGGGCGGGCACTGCGCTGGCGTGGCGCACTTGCGATGAGGCCACGGGCAACGGCACGCAGATCTTCGGCATCCCGCACGGTGGCAACGTCAGCCCGGACACCAAGCACATCCTGAACGTCTCGGCAGTGACGGCGGTGGCCACGGGCGTGCCTGCACAACTGATGCTGGTGGACCTGCAAGGCTACTGGCCCGGCATCAGCAACAACAGTGCTGTGGCTCAGACGCTGACGGGCACGCCGAGCCTGCGCTACACCAACGGGGCCGGGTGCCGACTGTTCTGGGTGCAGACCGCCGCAGCGGGTGCCACGGCCCAAAACATCGCGCTCAGCTACAGCAACACGGTGCCGACTTCGGGCAGGGCGCTGCCGGTCACAGTCGCCATGACTGCCTCGGCGATTGCAGGCCACATCAGCCACTCCGGCACTGCGGCCAACAACTACGGGCCGTTCCTGCCCCTGGCGTCCGGCGACACAGGCGTGTCCAACGTGGCCTCGGTCACCATGTCCGCCGCAAACACCGGCACCGGGGCGCTGTGCCTTGCGCGGCCTTTGCTGACCTTGCCGATCACGACAGCCTCGGTGGCGGGCGAGCGCGACCTGTTGAACCAGATCCCGAGCCTGCCCCAGGTCAAAGACGGCGCGTGCTTGGTGTGGCTGTACTTCGCGGGCGCGGCCACGGCGGCGAGCACCAACTTCTACGGCTCGCTGGAGATGGCGTGGGGCTGAAGCAGAACACCACATTGCTGGCTCAGATGCCGCTGCGCCACCTCGGGGGCGCGGTGGGCACGCTGCGCCCGATGTGGGGCCGCACGGATCTGCGCAACCAGTCCGTGGGCCAGGGCATCCCGTCCAAGCTGGCGGGCATCCCCTCCGGGCACCTCGCGCCATCGTCGTGGGTGCTACCGTACAAGCCGGGGGCGATGTCGTCGTTCACCAATCTGGTGGTGACGGTCACGCCGGGGCTGCTAAATCTTGCGGCTGGCGTTAATATTAACGGCTCTACGACGGTCACGATTACTGTCAACCCGGCAGACGGGCAACTGATCGTCTCGGCGGTCGGCAACGCCTCCATCACGTTCAACCTTGCGGCCAACTTGGCCGGCGCTCTGTCGGCATCGGGCAGCACAGCAGTCACGTTCACGGTCAACAACGCCACGCTTGGGGCCATCGTTGACGCTGTCGGCGCCACGCTGGTGCAGTTCTCGGCTAGCGCCACGCCACGCGCCACGGGCAACCTGTCGGGCGACATCACGCCGTTTACAGAACTCAGCCCGCAAAATTTAGCGGCGGCGGTATGGAGTGCTTTGTCCAGCGCATACAACGACCCCGGCACGATGGGCGAGTTGCTAAACTCTGCGGGTACGGCGGCTGATCCACTGCTAGGTATCGTAGAAGGCACTCTGACCTTGCGTGACGTTATGCGGCTATTGCTTGCGGTCAATGCTGGAGATGCCACTGGTTTGGAAGGGAGCACAATGGTGTTCCGCAGTGTTGACGGCGCGACTATCCGAGTGCAGGCTTCTTACACAACCGGTACAAGAGACGTAACAACTTTGAACCCGACATGAGTTACGCAGGCACTTACTTCGGCAGCTACTTCGGTAGTTACAACGGAGCAGTTTCCTCTGGTACAAGTGTCATTGTTCAGGTTATTGGAGTTCAAGCCCAAGGTTTCATTGGGAATGTCTCTGTCACTACGGCACTGTGGAACATCATTGATGACACGCAGATCCCAAATTGGCAGATTGTTGTAAATACGCAGACTTCATCGTGGGGCAATGTTCCAACACCGCCAGCTCCGGGCTGGGCAGATGTGCTGAGCACGCAGAGTCCAAACTGGCAAAGTTCCTTTACGGCATCGGGCTCTTGGATTACCATCCCATCTGGGCAAACGCCTAACTGGCAACTGATATTAGACGCCCAATCACCGGGGTGGGCAGCGGCAGGGACGATTCAAACACCGGGATGGACCGCAGCGGGAACAAGTCAAACGCCGGGATGGTCGGTAGTGCCCGATACGCAAGCCCCTGCATGGGCGCAGATCTCTAACCCCCAGTCTCCGAACTGGCACTAAATCATGGCTTCATACACCACAAGTCTTCGGCTGGTCCAGCCTAATACCGGGGAGTACTCTGGTACGTGGGGCACCCAGGTCAATACGGGCTTGACGGCGCTGGTGGACACCTCCATCGCGGGGACCGCCACGATTACCATGACGGCAGCGGACTACACGCTGTCCTCAAACAACGGCGCAACCGACGAAGCGCGGGCGATGGTGCTGAACCTGACGGGCTCCCCTGGACTGGCGCGAAATGTGATCTGTCCTGCGGTCAGCAAGGTTTACATCGTCTTCAACAACACGGGCTTTGCACAAACGCTCAAGACCTCTGCTGGGTCTGGGATCTCGGTCCCCAATGGGTCCACGGCCTTTCTGCGTTGCAATGGCACAGACGTAGTAACGGCGACGAACTACTTTGGCTCCCTGACGCTTGGCTCAGCGCTGCCCGTAGCTTCTGGTGGTACGGGAGCAGCCACTCTGACTGGCGTTCTCAAAGGCAACGGCACTTCGGCGTTCACTGCCGCTACTGCGGGCACTGACTACGTGGCCCCCGGAACAGCCACAACTTTCACGGCAACGCAAACCTTCAGTGGTTCGTCCAGTACGTTGGCTACTGTCTTGACGGACGCCGCAGAAGTAGTGACGATTTCCGCCACGGCGGCAACGGGTACGATCAACTACGACATCACCACGCAGTCGGTGCTGTACTACACCACGAACGCCTCGGCCAACTGGACGGTGAACTTCCGCGCCAGCAGCGGCACAAGCCTGAACACGGCGATGAGCACGGGGCAGAGCGTGACGGTGGCGTTCCTTGTTACCCAAGGAACCACGGCGTACTACAACAGTGCAGTGCAGGTGGATGGTGCTTCGGTAACGCCGAAATGGCAGGGTGGCTCCGCACCAACGGTGGGTAACGTATCAGGTATTGACGTGTACGCCTACACAATTATTAAAACGGGGGCAGCAGCTTTCACCGTTTTGGCCTCTCAAACGAGGTTTGCATAATGCCGTTAATCGGTACTCGTGGTGTCGCCTCATCAAGAGGAGTTGGGTTTCTATCCGTTGCTAATATCGGTGGCCCGTATTGGATTGGCTCTATCTCATCTTATAACTATTATATTTTTACCACCGTAGACTACGACGGTAACGTGTACTTATTGGCATCAAGTCCCGGATTTCCATATGATGTCTATATTATAAAATACAATTCTATCGGTGTATTACAGTGGCAAAAAACTTGGAATACTACAGTTTCTGGGTTTAGTGGCGTCCACGGCCTTTCATTTTTTGACGTTGACAATAACGGCAATATTTACTTTTCTACATCCATACCCGAGATCTCAACAGGCGCTCTTGGTTTTGCAATAGTTAAACTTAACTCTTCTGGTTCAATAGTTTACAATAACTTTGTACAACAATACTTTTTAGGGTCCCAAGGTGGTTTTTTAGATAAAGCGACAGGGGAGGTTTATATCGTAGGGAAATCAGGACCTACGCAAGAGCTAGGATTTTTTATTAAATTCAATGCGTCGGGCGTGGAGCAAACTAGTTTCGAAACAACAGCATATGTAGGAAGCCATTATCTGTCAGGTGTAGTTCTTGACAGCTCTAAAAATATCTACGTTGGAGGCTGGGACAACGGGGGTACTTACGTTTCAAAGTACAACACTAGCGGTACTCAACAATGGAAAAAGTATTTATCTGGGTATGGCGCTGCAAACGATCTTGCGGTGGATCAAAACAATAATATCTACGCTGCTGGTTTTTCAGGTGTTACTTCTGTGCCACGTTTGTTGAAGACTGATAGCAGTGGGGCGATACAGTGGCAAAGGACTTTAACAGGGGCTACCGGTGGTAACCAATCTGTCGCTGTAGACGCTTTCAATAACGTGTATGCGTTAGGCGACATGGATGGAAAAGCACAGATAACAAAATACAACAGTTCAGGTTCTATAGTATGGCAAAGAAGCCTCACTGCGGGTGGGTTCGGATACAGCCTAAAGATCGATAGGTCAAACAATCTTTACGTCGGCACAAACACTTCATTTGCCAAGCTACCTTCAGACGGGTCTTTAACAGGAACGTACACAGTAGGCAGCTCTTCGGTGGTGTACGCGTCTAGTGCATGGACAAACACAACTACAACAGATTTTTGGGGTGATAGTATCGCAACAGATAGTGCCCTGTCTGTGACGAGAACTAGCCCAACTGGAACCATAGGTACCGCGTCTTTGACGTTAAATTTGACGCAGTTGTAATCCATTTAAGGCGTTTAGCATGCTTGAAGCCCTTTTCTCCTTCCTTGGCGGCTCCGTATTCCGGATGGTTTGGGGCGAAATCTCTGCTTGGTATAACAAGAAGCAAGACCATGCGTTTGAAATTGAGCGCCTGCGCCTTCAAGGTGATCTGGACGCTGCCCAACATCAGCGTACTCAAGAGATGCTCAGGCTTCAAAGCGAACTGGGCATCAAGACGGTAGAGGCCAAGGCTGAGGCAGATGTTGCGGTAGCGGAAGCTGACGCCTTCACCAAAGCTATCGAGAACGCATTCAAGCCCACTGGCTGGGCCATCGTGGACATCTGGAACGGTATCATCCGGCCTTCTGCTGCAACCATCGCTTTGGTGCTCTGGGTCCTGAAGCTCAACTCTCAGAATTGGCTGATGCAGGAGTGGGACATCACGTTGGCGGGGACCATCTTGGGTTTTTTCTTTGCCGACCGGAGCCTTGGCAAGCGTGGAAAATAAGGCTATACAGGTGGCGCGTGACCTATGCCTCGTCTTTGAGGGGATGTACCTCAAGCCATACCTTTGCCCAGCCAATGTCCCAACAATTGGGGTTGGCTCCACGTTCTACGAATCAGGTGCGCGTGTTACGCTTGCTGATCCTGCGATCACTCGTCAGAGAGCGATGGCGCTACTAGAGTGGGAACTGAACCACTGCCTGCCCAGGGTCAGGGCGCTGTGCCCAGGGCTTAAGGACTGGGGTGATAACGCTGTGGGGGCCATCCTTGACTTCGCGTTTAACTGTGGCACTGGAGCCTTGTCAAGCAGCACGTTGCGCCGGAGAATCAACGCCGACGATGTAGGCGGCGCACAGGCCGAGTTGATGAAGTGGGTGCGCGGTGGCGGGCGTGTACTGCCCGGTCTGGTCAAGCGTAGAGCCGCAGAGGCGGCGCTGCTGGGGTAAACATGCCGCTCAAGAAGCTACAACTCAAGCCCGGTGTCAACCGCGAAGGAACCCGCTATTCCACTGAGGGCGGTTGGTTTTCGTGCGACAAGATTCGCTTTCGCTCAGGACAGCCTGAAAAGATTGGCGGTTGGCAACAAATTACCAACGATCAATTCATCGGGGTCTGTCGAACGTTGTGGGCTTGGGCGGCGCTTAACGGGCTTAAATACGTTGGCGTAGGTACGCACCTAAAATACTACATTGCGCTTGCTGGCGGCGGCGTGTACAACGATATTACCCCGATCAGGAAGACTGTCAATCCAATGCTGGGGCCTAATCCTCCTGGCACAGGCAATCCTTTTGCGGGTAATGGTACAACCACAGTAACTGTGACAGATGTCGCTCATGGCGGCATCACCGGAGATTACGTTACGTTCAGTGGAGCTACAGGCACTTATGCTTCCACATTCAATGCTGAGTTTCAAATTACGGTTCTGACCGTTGATACGTACACAATCACTACGGGCTCGTCAATCGCAGCGGGTTCGTATGGTGGTGCGGCAGTTGTCGCCAATTACCAAGTTAATACAGGCGACGCTATCCAAGTGCCGCTTACCGGGTGGGGCGCGGGTGGCTGGGGCGGTGGTGGGTGGGGTATTGGCACTACAGGTGCCGCTCTTACAAACATCCGCATTTGGAACCACGACAACTTTGGTGAAGACCTGATCTTTGGCCCGTTAGATGGCGGGATGTATTACTGGGATCATTCTTCTGGATTAACGACTCGTGGTGTAGCGCTCAGTTCATTGGCTGGAGCTTCAGACATTCCAACGGTGCAGCATCTTTTAACGGTATCTGACACTTCTCGGTTTGTGCTGGCGTTCGGCTGCAACGACTACGGTTCCAGCGTGCAGGACACCATGCTCATTCGCTGGTCGGACCAAGAGAGCGCTGTCAACTGGACTCCTGCAGCCACTAACCAAGCGGGCAGTGTGCGTTTGTCCCACGGCTCAAGAATCGAAGCTGTAGCGCAGGTTCGCCAAGAGTTTTTGGTGTGGACTGATACGGCTATGTACTCACTGCAGTACCTCGGCCCGCCAATTGTCTGGGGCACGCAGCTTCTGTCCGACAACACCTCCATTGTCAGCGACAGAGCCTGGGCCACTGCTGCAGGCATTAACTATTGGATGGGTAACGGCAAGTTTTATCGCTACGACGGTCGCGTTGAAACGCTTGTCTGCGACCTCAGGCAGTATGTCTTTAGCGACTTTAATGCCAACCAAGCACAACAAGTTTTTGCATCCACCAACGAGCAGTTTAACGAGATCTGGTGGTTCTACTGCTCCGCAAGCTCTACGGTTGTGGATCGCTACGTCATATACAACTATGTAGAAAAGGCATGGTACTACGGCAACCTGGGCCGCACGGCTTGGATTGACACAAGCGTTTCAAGCGATGTGCCGATGGCTGCGGATTACAACAACCGCTTGCTGTATCAAGAAACCGGAGTAGACGACAACGCTACAGTCACGACACTTCCAATTGCAGCGTTTATTACTTCGTCCGAGTTTGACATAGACGACGGACACAACTTTGGTTTTGTCTGGCGAGTAATCCCTGACGTCAATTTCACAGGATCTACGGCTACCAGCCCGACGATGAATCTGACGCTGCTGCCTTTGCAGAATTCGGGCTCAGGGTATACCCGAGGCACTGTGCCGGTTCCGTCTGTGACTACAGATATGTCGGTGGCCGGGGATAACTCCTATCCTGTGGTGCGAAGCACAACGGTGCCGATTGATCAGTACACAGGACAGGTCAACATCCGCGTGCGCGGTAGGCAAATGTCTATCAAGGCAGCATCAGATCAGATCGGCGTGCAGTGGCAGTTGGGTTCACCCAGAATTGATGTTCGCTTGGATGGGCGTAAATCGTGACTATCTGGTCCACCATCATCAAGCGCTTCAAAGCGCCTCCGCTACCAAAGCCCACACAGGACTACGACAAGGGTTACCTTGACAACCTCGTCAACATCCTACGTCTGTACTTCAACCAACTAGATAACCTGCTGGAGCAGATCGTGACTACAACAGGAAGCGCTGTTCCAGTTTCGATTGGCGGCACAAACACAGATGCTTTTGGGCGTTTACGCACCAGCGGGCCATACACGCTGTTTGACTCTCAAAACCGTTACGTCAAGAACGATCTGTTTGACGAGACTACCGCCACGGGCGGCACGGTGACCTATGACGCCAACGCCAGCACGGTGTTGCTCAATGTTACGACAAGCTCAGGTAGCTCAGTGGTGCGGCAGTCATACCGCTCGTTCTCATATCAGCCTGGGAAGGGCCTGCTCTCGCTCAACACCTTTGTGATGGATACCGCCAAGGCCAACGTCCGCACCAGGGTAGGTTACTTCAACGAACAGAACGGCGTCTTTCTTGAGCGCAACGGGCTGGACACCAACATCGTCAGGCGCACATACACCTCCGGTGCGCCCGTGGATACGGTGGTGCCTCAGTCCAGTTGGAACGGCGACAAGCTCGACGGCACTGGAGATTCAGGGTATACCCTCGACCTGACCAAAGCGCAGATCCTCTGGGAAGACTTTGAATGGTTGGGTGTCGGCTCGGTGCGGGTTGGATTCGTGATTGACGGCGGGTACATTATCTGCCACACGTTCCAGAATGCCAACAATCTGAACTCGGTCTACATGACCACGGCCATGCTGCCGGTGCGTTACGAGATCACAAATACCGGGACTGCGGCAAGTGCCAGCACACTCAAGCAAATCTGCTCCACAGTGATTTCTGAGGGCGGCTACGAGAAGAAGGTTGCGCTGAATGTGGCGCGGATGACCACGGTAAACGGGTCTATCTCCACGACCTTTGTCCCGTTGGTTTCCCTGCGCCTTGCTTCGGGAAGGACTGGCGCTATCGTGATTCCTGATGGATACTCGGTTCTGCCCACGGCGACTTCGGCCACGACCTTTGAGATTGTGCTGGTCAAAAACCCAACGCTGACCGGAGCCTCATGGGTGGCGTCGGACTCCAGCAATGTCCAGCAAGATCTCTCGGCCACATCGTACACAGGCGGGACCATAGTGCAACAGCAGTACGTTCTGTCTAGCAACCTTGCCAATGGCATCGCTGTTGGGGTCGGGGATTACAACTGGGACTTGCAGTTTGGCGCAACCATTGCTGGTACATCGGACATTTACACGCTGGCCGTCCGGTCGCTGTCCGGCACCCATAGCGCCATCGGTAGCCTCTCATTCTGGGATCTGACGTAATGGAAGACCTAACATCCTTCCTGCCGGACTATGTCCGAGACTTTGTCTCCCAAGAAGACTTGGTGAAGATCCTTGACCAGCAGAAGGCCCAGGACGCTTCGCTTGAAAAGCTGAAGACTCAACTTCTTGCCGGGTGGCAGGGGCTTGGCGAGAACGTCGGTATTGGTAGTGCTGGGACAGATCAAGCAGAAATTGGCGGTAGGTTATTGCCATATGTTGCAGAGGACTTTGCTCGACGTTTACAGCAGCAAGGCATCACAGATCTTAGCCAAGCCAAGTTTGATCCCGGTGCCCAAGCGGCATGGACTCCTGAAGGTAAGGGTAATGTAAGCCTTGTAGCCACACAAGATGGGCGTTTAGTTCCCGTCTGGGGATCAAGTAGCGATGCGGGTAAAGCGCGAAATATTGCGCTCACTTTAGCTTCTGCATGGGCGGCTCCCGGTCTTGCAGGAATGCTTGGCGGTGGTCTAGGTGGTGCCGCTGGGGCAGGCGCATTGCTAGGTGGCACTCGCGCAGCCGTCACTGGCGGGGATATTCTTAAGGGCGCTCTCATGGGGGGCGTCACTGGCGGTATCGGGCAGCTTGCTTCTCCGTATTTAGCAGACCTTGGCAAGACAGCAAGTCAAGCCGTTGGTGGCGATATGCTGGGCAAAATTGCTTCTGGTGCTGTGCAAGGCGCTGGGCGTTCGGCTCTTGGTGCTGCAATGACTGGTGACAGCATTGTTGATGCTTTGCTTACGGGCGCAGCTAGCGGTGCTACAAGCGCGGGGACTGACGTACTTGTCAAAGGCACAAACTCTACGCTTAACGAGTATCTCAAGGATGTACCTGCACCAGTACGCAATGCGGTAACCTCCGCCGCTACGGCAGGCATGCTTGGTAAAGACCCCGAGAAGGCGGTTATCAATTCTTTCATTGGCAGCTTGATGAAAGAACTACCCTCTTCGACAGGGGGCAAGGGTTACTTCCCTGGATACGAAACCCCGGGAGAAATTCAAGAAGGCTTCTTTGATGTCGATGGACCAGGGTACATGGAGCCCGACGCAGGGGACCTACCTGACTGGGCGCTTGATCCTTATAGGCCGACCATTGACGTAACTGCAGCCGCAACTGCCGATGATTGGTATCAAGAAGGTGCAACGCCTACATATTCGGGCGTACCTGAATGGGATGATGCGTTAGATGCCGCACTGCAGGCAGGCAAAGTACCGAGTGAAGAGACGAGCCAAACAGTGGGTGTTACGGGCCGTAGAGATGACCTGAACATTGATCCGTGGCTGCAACCGTTTGTAGATCCTGAGCGTCGTGTCAACGTAACCGAAGGTGAGCCGCAGACTATCGAGGTTACGGGTAAGCGCGAGACAACGCCAATACCTGACTACACGTTGGATCTCTTCCCGCCGATTGAGCCCAAGAGCATTCGAGACATTGGCACCGTGACCAAGATCAGCCCGGACGAGAAGCTGGAAGGCACCGAGATCAAAGAGCCGGATCTGGTCACGGGCTTGCCCTCGGCCAAGGTTGACACCATGAAGCCTGGGACGAAACCGACCACGCCTGGGACGAAACCGGCTACACCTGCCACCAGCAGTGATCCCAACTTGGAGTGGCTTGCTGCACTCCTCGGCGCTATGGGCGGACAAGGTCAGGATCGGCAAGCGCCCGCACAGGTTAACGTGGCACGCGGCACACCAGAATCGCCGTTTGGCTTGATGTACGATTTGAGAGGTTGATATGAGTGATAACGTAGACTTCGGCGATTTCAACTGGCTGTCAGGTGGTACGCCATCTGTCGAAGATTTTGATTGGACAGACTATTTCAGTCAGCAAAACGCAACGCCCCTACCTGCTGGGGACAGCAGTGAGTTTTTAAATGCCCTTCCAGGCTATTACGATGAGACGTCTGGTAAATGGGTTATTGACTTTGCCAGCGGCACAACTCCTGGCGATATCGCAGCGGGGCCAAACGAGCGCTGGAAAGATTGGAAATATGATGCGTCCAAGCAGACATGGACAGATCCTCTTGGCAAAAACTACGACCTGTCATACCTGAAGTCGGGGAAGGGCGCGTGGGATCTCATCAAGTCTTTCGGCTCCAAGGCTGCCGACGCTGCCACATCAAAGACCGGCATGGCGGGTATCCTAGCGCTGCTCAGCTACCTCGACCGGCAGAAGGGCACCAGCTACGGCGGTGGTACGACAGAGGCCTACGCAGGTCCGTCCAGGCAACTCACGCCAACTACAGTCCAGGGCAAGTACGGCCCGCTGGTGACCTACGCAGCCAACGGCGGCTTGATGCAGGCTTACGCCAACGGCGGCAAGGTACAAATGGAAGATGGCGGCTTCGTCATGACCAAGAAGGCTGTGGACGGTGCGGGTGGCCCAAGGGGTATACAGCAACTGGTGCCCGGTGCGAGAATGATCGGAGGCCCCCCTGATCCAACAGGACGCAAAGATCTCACCCCCGCCGTGATCAGAGGCCCCAACGGGATAACCCCTGCCAAAGTGTCCAACGGTGAAGCGTACGTCCCCAAAGCCGCAGTTGATGACCAAGGCGGTGCACAGCGTATGTACGCAATCATGAACAAGTTGCAGAGGAGTGCGTAATGACCCCCCAAGAAATGGCCGCAAGAATTGGTAAAACACTACCCTCAACATGGGGCGTAGCAGGTGGCGCATACGATGATGCGTTGGAGAAGATCGATTACTTCAATAAGCAAGGCATTACAGAAGCGCAGCTTTTACAAGCTGGGGTGCCTCAGAATGACATTAACTGGATGAAAACCAAAGGCTATACCGGCACGCCTGTCACAGCAACTACCACCACAATCCCTGCGGCACAGTCCACATTGAGCCCTAACTTCTCGTCGTATGTCTATGACATGCTGGCGAAGGGGCAAATTGCGGCGAATCTGCCGTATAAGTCGTTCACAGGACAGCGTTTTGCTGAGACACCAGAAAGTCTGAAAGCGGCTTTTAAGGGTATTGCCGGGTTAACAGCACCTACTGGCGAGTATCAGGGCACTAAGTTTGATACTGGTCTTGGTTCGCTCAAGTCTGTCGAAGACTACATGAGTCCGTACACAACGGCTGTCACGGACATTACTTCGCGGGAGATGCGCCGCCAAGCGGACATCGGGCGGCAAGCAGAGCAAGCGCGTCTGGCTCAAGCCGGTGCGTATGGTGGGTCACGCCAAGCCATCATGGAGTCTGAGCGTCAACGCAATCTGCAGCAGCAGATGGAGGACATCACGACCAAGGGCCTGCAAGGTGCCTATGATCGCGCTATGCAACAACGCTTGGCAGAGTCCAAGTTGGGTCTTGAGTCGCAGCAGTTGGGCGAACAGTCCAGCCAATTCGGTGCCAAGTATGGTTTGGAGCAGTTTGGCGCAGGGCTTCAGGGCTTGCAGGCGCAGATGGCAGCGGGAGAGAAGGAACGTGCAATTGCACAGCAGCCTCTGGACTTTGGCTACCAGCAGTTCCAAGAGTCGGTGAAGTTCCCGTATCAGCAGGCTACCGCACTGGCTGGACTGGCGCTGTACAACGCCATGAACCCGAAGTAAGGAATCGACATGCAGCAAGGTATTCGTTCGGTGATGCCACAAGGGGCGCAGATGCCACAAGGGGCGCAAGCTCCGATGCCCGGTCAAGCGCCTATGCAAACACCACCGATGCCGGGGATGATGCCTAGCCAGTCGGGGCCGAAACCTGGGTTGACGGCGTTTGTGCCTGCCTTGACAGCGGGCTACGACACTGAAGAACTTACGAAAATGCTGTTTGACCCCAGGTCACCAGTGCCCGCGAACCGAGTTCTTGCTGCGATTATTGAACAGCAGAAGAATTTTGCTACGAAGAAGGCGGTTGCAAACGAACTTGCTATGCGACAAAACGCTGCGCAGCAAGGCACGATTGCAGACGAAGTTGTGGCACAGGCCCGTCGTCAACTCCAACCCCAGGCAGCACCCGTCATGGCAGCGCACGGTGGCGAGATGCACAGCTACGCAGGTGGCGGTGCGGTGGCGTTCCAAAGCGGGGGTAACCCTGAAATCGAACGTATCCTGAAAAAGAGTCCGCTGATACGGACGCCGGAGGAGAATGAAAAACTCCGCGCTGCTGGTATAGAGCTTACGTCTCGTAAGTTTGCTGCTCCTTCGTATTCCAGCGGGATTGACGAGGTGCTTGCGGCTGAGAAAGCACGTACTCCTACAGCAATGACTGCACAACAAATGGAAGCGGCAATGCAGGCTGCCCCCGTTGCAGCACCACGCCCTCCAGGCGCGACACGTCCGGGTACTGGGCTACCGCGTCCTCAAAACCGCCCACAAGCGGCACCCGCTACACCCCTGCAACAACTTGGTAGTGCTGTAGAGCAGACGGGAACCCCTGCGCCTGATCGGCTGGCTGAGCTTGAGGCAGATGAACGCGCCCGAGTCGAAGGACTGCAGAAACTTTTGGCGTCGCAGGCTCAAGTTGACCCGCGCATCGTCGCTGCTCGGAAGGAAGCCGCTGAGCTTGCCCAGCGGGGTATTGGTGAGCGTGAAAAACGCGCTGCAGGAGCGTTGGAAGCTGCGGGTATGCCGCTATCTCAAAGCCTCTTCGACAACCAAGAAGCCTTGTTCCGCATGCTCGGCGCGATGAAGGGCGGCAAGCGTATTGGTGATGCGTTCAGCAGCATCGGTCAGGAAGCTGGGGCTATTCGTGGCGAACAGCGCAGGGCACTAGAGCTTGTACAACGTGAGAACCGTGCAGAACAGAACGCACTTGATCAACTCCGTCAAGCTCAAGCGGATCTCAAGTTGGCGCAGACAACCGGTGATGTCCAGGGTGAACGCAATGCGGCGCTCAAGGTTGAAGAAGCCAAGGCTAACCTTGGCTTGACCCGGTTGAATATTCAGAAGGAGCGTGCCACCGAAGCGGACCGCGCTGAACAGCGTAGACTCACTGCTCGTGGTCAGGACCTGCAACGACTGAGCGCTCAAGAACAGATAGCTGCCACCCTAAAAGCTGCATCGATGCGTGGATCTGGTGAACTGACTGAATCTCAAAAGGCTAACCTGCGTGAAAAAGCTACGGACAATGTGAGGCAGGACAAGAACCTACCCCTGCTTTTGCAGAACGCGAAGATAGAAGCACAGAAAACTGGTAGGCCGTTTGACCAGCAAAAGTTTATCGACACTCTGATTCAGCGTGAATACAATCGGATCGTAGGTAAAGAAACCCCCGCTGCTCCTGCCGCTGGTGGGATTGATCCTGACATCCTCAAGCTGTTCAAAGTAACTCCTGTCGGGGGATAAGTAAATGGCGCTGTACCGTGTCCAAGCCCCGAACGGTAAGACATATCAGATCGAGGGACCTGCGGGGGCACCTCAAGCGCTGATCGTCCAGGCCCTGCTTGCTCAGTACCCTGATGCGGCGAAGCCGCCGCCTGAAACAACCGTCCTCGGGCAGGTTGGTGAAGCGTTCAAGGGCTTGGTGCCCGGTGCTGTAGGGCTGGTTGAATCAGCGGCTGTGGGTGCCTCTGCGCTCTTGCCTGAGGACTACGAGAAGACGGCGCGGGAGAAGATTGCCAGCATCGCTGGCGCAGCCAAAGCACCGTTCGCTGCCTCTGCAGGGTACGAGGAGTCAGTCGGGCGTAAGCTGGGCGAAGCCCTCGGCTCAACGGTGCCGTTCTTGGCTGCGGGTCCTCTTGGCCTTGCGGGTCGTATCGGTGCGGTTGGTTTGGGTGTTGGAGCCGGTGCTGGTGAAGCACGTGGACGTGCCGAGAAGGAAGGTGCTACTGCGGAGCAGCGCAGCACCGCGACGGCGCTCGGGATCATCCCCGGGGCGATGGAAGTCTTCGCACCCTTCCGCATCCTGTCTCGTATCCCTGATGCTGCCACGGCTCAGGGCGTGCAGTTGGTCAAGCGTGCTGCGCTTGCAGGTGGTGAGGAAGCTGCTCAGGAAGCAGCGTCGAACTTCGCCCAGAACCTGATCGCCAAGGGCGTCTACAAGCCTGAGCAGGAACTCATCGAGGGGCTGGGTGAGGCAGCGGCCTACGGTGGTGCAACTGGTGCCATCGTGCAGGGCTTGATGGACTTGGCCTTGGGTCGTCGCGCACGTGCTGCGCAGCCTGCCCCGGGAACCCTACCCGGGGAAAAGCCCATCGAGCGTGCCGAGCGCCTTGCTGCTGAACAAGCTGCGGCTAAAGCTGCTGCACAACCCCCTGCACCTCCTGCGGCGGGCATCCTACCTCCGCCTGACACCTACGCTGAACTTGTTCTGTACAGCGAACAACTGAAGACGCTTCCGAAATCCAAGGAGCGTGATGAGGCGTTGAAGGCAGCGGCTGAAAAACGCAAGGCACTCAACGTAGCGTACATTGAGGAGCAGCGCTCC